TACAGTTGCAGCACCAGCAGTAGCAGGAACAAATACACTAACATTACCTGCAAGTACAAGTACACTAGCAACGACAACAGATATAACTGGTCCAGCGTTTAGTGCTACAGCTAGTGCAACACAATCCATTGCTGATAACACATCTACTAAACTTGCATTTAATACAGAGGTGTTTGATACAAACTCTAATTATGACACCAGTAATTATAGATTTACGCCTACAGTAGCTGGATATTATCAATTTAATGCTCATGTTTTTTCAGGTGGTTCAACTACTACAGAAATATGGAATATTAGTATTTCAAAAAATGGTACTGATTTTCTTACAGGTTCAAATGGACAAACTAAATTTGCAACTGTTGGGTCTATTTCTAATGCTTCAGGAATTTTTTATATGAATGGTTCTTCTGATTATGTAGAAGTTTATATATATCAAAGGTCTGGTGGTGGAGCTTTATCAACTCAAGCAGGTAGTGTAAATACTTCTAATTTTACAGGTGCATTAATAAGGAAAGCATAATGACATTACAACAAAAAATAATAGCACTATATCCAGAATTAACTGATGAAGATTTTGAACCCATTGGAGGAACAATATCTTTTCAAGATGATAGCGATGGTAAAGGTGCATATATTAAAACATGGAATCATCCTACATTAGCTAAACCAACAGACGAGGAATTATCATGAGCGTAGCTATTAACGGAACTAATGGTATTACATTTAATGATGGCTCATTACAACCCTCTGCTCCTGTAGGTAAGAATAGAATCATCAATGGTAATATGATGATTGACCAAAGAAACACTACTCAAACAGGTAATGGTTATTCTGTAGATAGATGGGCAATATATGATAATACTTCAGCTACATACACTTTTGCACAAGATTCATCAGCTCCAACAGGTTTTATAAACTCTTTAAAATTTACAACAACAGGTACTGACACATCTATTGGTTCAACAGAACAATGTGTGATATATCATAAAATAGAAGGTAATAATATAGCAGACCTTAACTGGGGAACAGCTAATGCTAAAACTATAACTTTGTCATTTTATGTACGCAGTTCACTAACTGGAACATTTGCAGGTTCTTTAGGAAATAATGGATATGCAAGAAGCTATCCATTTACTTACACCATATCTTCTGCTGACACATGGGAACAAAAGACTATTACTATTACAGGTGACACAACAGGAACTTGGCTTACAACTAATGGTGTTGGAATTAGCTTAAGGTTAGCTATAGCGGCTGGTAGTTCTTTTGAAGCAACAGCAGGTGCTTGGGCTTCTGGTAACTACTTTTCTGTATCTGGTGCAACAAATGTTGTTGGCACAGCATCTTCTACCTTTTACATCACAGGCGTTCAACTAGAAGCAAATACAACTGCAACACCTTTTGAACATCTACAATACTCACAACAGTTAGAATTGTGTCAGAGGTATTATACTAAATTTACAGCTACTAATGCTTATTCTACTTTTGGATTTGCAACTGCTGCTACTAATGCAAGAATGACAACACAATATCATTTTCCAACGACAATGAGGGCAGCACCTTCTACATCTTATAGTGGAACATTATGTGTTTTGTATGGAACAGGTAGAGCAAATATTACTTCCTCTCCTGATTCACAATTAAATATTAATGGTGGATATGTTAATTATGATGTATCTGGAACTCCATTTACTGCAATTACTTATTCTGGATTAATTGGTGCAAACAATGATGTAAACTGTTCTGTAGAATTTAACTCGGAGCTATAAAAATGAGATATAAAAAAACAATAAATGGAATAACTGAATTAGAGTCTAGTTTGTGTATAAAAAAAATAGATAGTAATGGTAAAGAATGGATAGTTCCTAAAAACCCAGCAAACACAGACTACCAAGAATACCTAGAATGGGTAGCAGAAGGCAATACACCAGAAGAAGCAGATGAAATCTGAAGAACAAAAACAAGCGATCAAAGAAGGCTTGCAAGAGTGGCTGAATGACAAGTTCTCTGAGTTTGGAAAGTTCTCTCTTCGTGGCATATTTGCTTTGATGTTAGTTGCTTTAGTTTACTTGTGGGCCACATCTCAAGGCTGGAAAATATGACAGAGGAAACTCTTATTGCATTCTTTGGACTCATAGTATTATTTACATACTGCTATGCGTTGGTTTAAATTTTTTCTAACAAAACCTGTAACTGTTACCATAGCATTATTGTTAGCTTTACCAATAAGTCCTATTATCGCTTGCATACTTTATGGTGTTGTGTATTAGATGAAGCATCTAAATATATTTTTAAAAAGACTATCTGAAAGCACTACCTCTTGTATGATTATGATGACACAAGGCAATCTACTAGCTATTACTTTAGGTCATTGGGGTAAGGCATTACAGGTAGGTGTTATTGCAGCAGTAGCTACTTTAGCTGTTGTTATTTATGGTAACAAAGATTGGTCAGATAATAAGTTTGCTATGGCTGGAATCATAGGATTCTTTACAGCCGTTGCAGATATAATGACTCATCCAACACACTTTGGTGGAGCATCTACAGAAGCAATTGTTACAGGTATAGGAGCAGGATTATTATGTCTTGCTATGTCAAATGTATGGAGTAAAAAATAATGATACAAGCATTATTACCATTGATTGGGAATGTAATTGATAGAGTAGTTCCTGACAAGAATGCTAATGCAAAAGCAAAGAGAGAGATAGAAAAGTCTCTTACTGACAACGCTAACAAACTTTTACTAGCACAAACAGAAACCAACAAGATAGAAGCAGCTCATCAGAGTTTATTCGTTGCTGGATGGCGACCTGCTATTGGATGGTCATGTGCATTAGGAGTCTTTTGGTTATTCATTGGTCATCCTTTGGCTACATGGATCGATCATTTAGATGGATCATTTCAGACACTACCTTCTATAGATTCAGAGATACTACTTGAGCTTGTATTTGCAATGCTTGGGATTGCGGGATTAAGAACTTTTGAAAAGCTGAAGGGCCTAACCAAGTAGTGCAGCTCAGTCCTCACTTTACCTTAGCCGAGCTAAGTCATTCCAATACAGCTACACGATTAGATATAGACAACACTCCCTTGGCAGAAGAGATTGCTAACCTAGAAATTTTAGCAGAAGGATTAGAACAAGTTAGAAATAGATTAAACAGTATGCCAATATTGATATCAAGTGGGTTTAGATGCCTAGAATTAAATCGTGCTTTAAAATCTAAAGATACTTCTTACCATATTTTAGGATTAGCAGCAGACTTTACTTGTGCTAGCTTTGGTAATATTCATGAAGTGATGAGAGCATTAGCTGATAGCTCAATACAGTTTGATCAACTCATCCTAGAGTTTGGAAGATGGATTCATATTGCTTTTCCAAAACAAGGAGAGAAACCTCGCAGACAAATGATGAGGATAGGTAAGAGCGGAGTGTTGCTGTACGAGTAAACCCTTGATAAATCAACAACATATGTTATTCTTATACAATGAGTAATTATAAATCCGTATTAGTCATATCTGATCTACACATACCTTACCATCATCCTGATGCGTTTAAATTTTTAGCAGCACTCAAGAAAAAATACAAGCCAGATTTAATCGTAAACATCGGTGATGAAATCGATCAACACTCTATTAGTTTCCATAATCATCATCCAGACTTAAAGTCACCAGGCGATGAGTTGCGTGCAGCTAGAGTGTATGTCAAAGAACTAGAGAAAATTTTTCCTAGGATGATCCTAGTACACTCCAATCATTCATCATTAGTTTATCGTAAGGCAGTCGCTCATGGTTTGAGCCTAGAGTATCTTAAATCTTACAACGAGTTTCTAAATGTAGGCCCTGGATGGGAATGGGTAGATGACTTAAAAGTTACGCTATCTGATGGTCAAAGATGTTTCTTTACTCATGGCATGGCAGCCGATGTCATGAAAGTGGCGCAGCAATATGGCATGAATTCTGTTCAGGGACACTATCATTCTAAATTTAGTATTAGTTATTATTCTAACCCTGACAAATTAGTATGGGGATTACAAACAGGATGTCTCATTAATCAAAAAGAGCTAGCCTTTGAGTATGCCAAAAATTTCAAGTCTCGATTTGTTGTTGGTTGTGGCATGATTATAGATGGACAACCCAAACTAATGCCGATGGTGTTAAAGGATGGAGGCCGATGGACAGGGATGATAGTTTAGATGTAGAGTTTACTTCCGAGGCTGATGCAGATCAAGCTGAAACTTTAGATAAGTTGATCGGGAGAAAAATTTGGAATGTAGAATTGCTAGAAGATGATACACAATCTATGATCAAAATCTGTTTATCCCAAGAAGATGATGATTATTTACTGATTCATTGCGAAGGTGCAGATTTATATCTAGTTGAACCTAAAATGAAGTCAGTCCACTAAAAACGACCTCTTGTAAGGCTCGTGGTGAGCTTTTCTCATGTGTTCCTAGGGGGTAGTATCAAATTATATCGAAGTATTTACCAAGAGCCTCACGACAACTCAAAACAACATTCATGGTTTTCTGTATAGATTAAACAATAAATTAGAGTAATATGCTAAATGAAAGGAGACAATACTATGTGGACAACACCAATTGCAACAGAAATGCGTTTCGGTTTTGAAGTAACAATGTATGTAATGAATAAGTAATACTTGTAATACAGAAATAGAGGATCATTTTCGATCCTCTATTCTTTTTCCTAACCATTCCATAACAGGAACGGCCATACTGTTACCCATTGCTTTATATCTGTGTCCATCAGGACAATTTTCTTTAATGTTTGTATATCCATCAGGAAAACCTTGCAATCTTTCACACTCAATTGGTGTTAATTTTCTTACTGCCATATTTGTTTGCATTATTCCATCTGTTCTACCTCCTTGACCGCCACGAATTAAAGTACCCATTTTGTTTACATTTGGATTTAATTCTGCATCCCAAGAAATAGGGGAAGCAACCGCTGGTGTCTTACTTTTGTCCAAGGTAGGAGTAATCGTATCAACTGACATAGATTGTGAGTCACTATTCTGCCAACCAAAAGCTACTGCTTGATCCAATACAAACAAATCATTTCCTGTGCTTGTTCTAGTTAAAGTAGGTGATGGTTTTTGACCATTGTGTATCCTGTTGCTTTGGTCATACTTACCATCTTTATACTCAATTGTCATAATGCTTTTATCAAAACTATCATCTGTAATTCTTAATAGCTCTTTCAACACAGGCCACACTTCAGGCTCAGGAACAGAAAAAAACTTATCAGTTCTAAACCAATGCTCTGCTGTTGTTTTTTTAACACCTATCTTTTGAGCTATATCTTTTATTGGCATATTTTTATGCTTTTTGAGTAGCTGTTGTAACCTATTTATATCAACATCATATTTTCTTACTGCAACCTCTTGTATAACATCATAAAAGTTTTTATTTAGCACAAAAGGAACATTACCCCCTCCTGTACCCCATCTTGCAGTTACAGAATGGCAAGTGTCACCCATCTCTTTAACACGACTATCTGCTGGATGATTTTCAAAAACTTCAACAATAGCTTTCTTATCCAAGCTATCAGAGTTTAATCCTTTATAGTCTCTTGCACATAAAGCATCTATGTGGTCTTGATGTAACAAAGGTATCATTTTTGCTGAGGTTTTGTTGAGTCCATCTGTTCCCATGTCTTTGTAATCTCTTGCTTGGAGTGGGCCACTTGTGTCAATGCCAATTCTAGTGTCTTTGGGAGTGTCTTTCCTCTTTTTTCTGCTCTCCTCAATATGCCTTGACAAGCTTTCTGGCTCAAATAATACTTCTGCGGTAGGTCTCCAGTCTCCAAGATGTCCGACAACAAAGACTCTTCGCCTTCGCTGTGGGACTCCGAAGTTCTGAGCATCAAGCACTCGGTAGCTGAACCCATACCCGAGTTCGCCCACCGCCCCGAGGAATGAACCAAAATCCCGTCCTTTCGATGAACTGAGGACGCCTGGCACATTTTCCCAAATGAACCACTTGGGTTTAAATTTGTCAAGAATTCCACAATAGATGAGGGCAAGATTGCCTCTCGGATCTTCAAGTCCTTTTCTGAGTCCTGCGACTGAGAAGGATTGACAAGGTGTTCCTCCGACCAAAAGGTCAATTGTTTTTTCTCCAAAATTCCACTCCTTATAATTAGACATGTCTCCAAGGTTAGGCACACCGGGATAATGATGCGCCAATACCTCACTTGGAAACTTCTCAATTTCAGAAAACGCAACAGGATTCCAACCTAGCTTATGCCAAGCTACTGTTGCAGCCTCTACGCCACTACATACGGATAGATAGTTCATAGTAGTTTGTATTCTGCAAAACTACATGGCTCATCGAACCGATTTAATACTGACTTTCTCTCGGTTTCGATCTCGTAGTTTTTATTTCTTAACTTAAATACCACATCACTCAATCTATAAATACCAAGTTCAGTCCAAGCTTCCATCGGACTAATCTTTTTGTTTAATTCTAGGTAATGCAATAATCTTGTTTCTTGATTTGTCATATTCATTTATCTCTCCTAGTGTACATATTTTTAAGATTAATATTGTTGTCTCGCATCTCTCGAACTCGTCTTAATAATCCATCACGACTTATCCGAGAAACACCAAGACAATAATATATAAGTCCATCATCATTCTCTAGCCAATCCAATGCTTGTTGTCTCACCCTTGCACCTGATTGTGCTGCAACTGCATCATGTATCGCATTAGCTAGTATTGCAATAAACAATCTAGCATCAGGGTTACCCATGTTTGGATTGCTAAATGTAAAGTTTTCGTACTCTGCATCTACTAAATAATGGTCTTTCATAACTAATCTCTATGCTTATTAAAAAGGTCATCCATTGCTCTTTTAATGTCTGACAATTTAAACTTCGATATGCGGTTCTCCAACACCGCTTTGTTAGTTTTAAATAATAGGTCTGCTTTTTCCTTTTTAGTTTTAGCATCTGTTGATGAGCCATCTATCTTATTAATCAAGCTTATAAATCCATCTGTAAACTTGTACTCATCAGGAAACATCAACTCTCCTTTGCCTGGCAGACTCAGGCTAATGGCTTTTTTACAGGAGCTACCGCCTTTAACTTTTCAGTCATTGACTTTGTTCCCGCATTGCCATCATCATCTTCAGGTGCAATACCTGTTGCAGCCATGATCGAATAACGCCTAGCATAAGTTAATGCCGAACCATAACCTTGTGGTGTCTGCTTATCAGCAGGTACATGAATCACACCCCCTGACATCTCTTCGCCACTTTCATGCAAAAAGATTGTCTCAACCCTGATGCCTGATTCTGCATCATGAGTCTTTTGTATTAGTGCTAACCCATGATTGTGTAATGCATCTAGTACCGCTTCAATACAACCTGCCAAGTCTACATACTGACTTTTAAAGTGTGGATTGGTACTGTTCTTTAATGCAGGTGCAAATTCCTTTTGTGCTGACACGAATGCCTTAGCAATCTCCGATGTTGTTGTCATTGTCTTTCTCCTTAAAATAAAGTTTAATAATGTCTTGCCTTTTACTTACATCTTTTACATTGCGATACAATACTTCTAAAAAAGTATGAGTATCTTTCATTTCATAATCTTCCATAGTTATAACTCCCTATCGCGTATGCGAAGTTTAGATTGTCGAATAGTTCTCGCTTCTTTTGCTTTGACTATCTTTTCTGGCTGCGCTTTATAATTGATTACAGGCCATGAGATTTTATAACGCCCTGAAATAGCGTGTTGATTGTCTCTCATAAAATTCATAATCTGAATCTGATGTAAGTCAATCTGCTCCTCCAAGTCTTTTATCATGTCTCTAAATTCAATTATCTTTTCAGCATAATGCTCGGCTTCAGGTATCTCGATCTCATCCTTGTCAGGCTGGTCAAAGATGCTTGATGCCTCAGATGGTGTTTTGATGTCATACCATTCGACCTCATCATTGGTCTTGTACTTATCTAACCTACGCTGAAAGTCATTGATAGCATCATGTATTTGAGCCAATACATCTACATCCCTTTGGTAAACAAAAGTCCGTAGCGTTGTACCACGATACAAGACACACACTGCACCCCAAGTCGCACCGACTGTATCCATCTGCATTTGCAGTTGCAATGGGCCACGATAGAGAGGCAGTTGGTCTGCACTCTCTACCTCATGCGCAGTTAGCTTGGCTTCAACAATGCCTACCCCTTCTAGCCTTATCTCGTCCTCATTGACACAGATAATACCCTTATCAAGATCGGTCATGATGATCGAATTATTGCCTTTGACATCACCATCTAAACTACATGCGAATGGCAAATCTTTATGAAAGTAAGGCTTGGGATGTTTAGTCGTTAAATCTTTGACATCTAATCCTAAACGCTTACACGATTCAATCAAGATAGTTTCCTCCAAGGTATTGCCCCAATCCATTGATTCATTAGATATAAATGGTGGTTCAATCCCTGAGATAATATCCATCTTTTCTTTTAACAGTTCATTGACTGTTTTAAACTTACTAGCACCCATCAATACAGGTATCTCGGATGCTGAAAGTTGGTCATTTGGTGTTACTTTTCCTACCATGCTACTCTCCTTTTTTTAGATTATTAAAAGCCATTGATAACTCTTGTCTTGCATCATCATCTAATTGACTTATGACGGCTGTTGAGCCAAGTTCTAGCACGAGTTCACCAAAATCTCTAATCAGAAAATGTTGGTGCGCCTCTTCTAGTTCTTTTTGTTGTTGGAATCCGTCCATTGGGATGTCGTCCTCATCCCCAAAATATTCGTTAGTTCCTCGGTTATCGTTCATGATTGCACCTCCACATTGAAATTATTTTTAGTTACGATTTTTCCATAAGAACCCTCAAAGAAATCAAATAAATCACCATCTAAAATATCTTCTTTGGTTAAATCACCATTGTCTAAATCTTCAAGCACCTCATCAATGATGTCATTGAGTGTCTCTTTACTATACAAGGGAGTTACTTCACAGATATTTGGCTCAAACAAAAATGCTTTAATGGTGTCATCGTATGGCATGAAACCAATAAAATCACAATCTTCTCGGTCATTGTCATAACCAAATGCTGTATTATAAATAACCTGTAAACCTGGTATGACCTCTTCACCACCTGATGTGATTCTGCCACGAGTATCTTTAGTGACTTTTACATCTTGACCAAGGTCATTGATATAGTTTTCCTGGATGTGTGATTCTATGTCAGAATCATTTTTTGCATTGATGATCGACACGCCTGAACTTGACATGTCATCACCATTGGTTACATGAATGATTAAATATTTCATAGTTTATTTTTCCTTATCAAAGTTTAAAAATAGGTATCTCAACCTGGATACAATTATATATCATAGATATCGTTTTGTGCAAATTTAATTACTGCAGCCATTGAATTTGGTATCTCAACCCTTATGATCGATCATTGAAATATAGGGCCATATTTCGATCATTGAGATATTTGGAGGCATTTTAAGGCGTTCTAAGGCAAAAAAAAAGGGTTACCAATACTAAGGCAACCCCATTTTCAATGCTTTAATTACTTGTAAATCTTGCTCTTATAGTCATCCTCCCTATCAAAATAATGTTCTAGTATCATGGCGCAAAATACAACCAATGCTATGCATAAAAATGGTATTGCTATGATTAAAAGTAGTTTCATACTATCCCCCCTTTGTGAGAATGAATTGAGTATCAATCCCTTTTTGAATTTCACCTTTTAAACCCTTCGCATATAACCCTAGAATTGAGTTTTTAGGCTTTGTGAATGTAAGGTCGTTATCGTCCCCGCTTAAAACTTCACGATCATGAAACTTGATAGGCATTGTCTCGACCTTATCGAAGACAACCGCTATTCTAACGCCTTTATCAATTGCGCGTTGATTGTACTTTTTGAAGGCGGGCGCGCCCGAATATGAGAAGGTTAAATCGTAATTAGTAGGAAAATCATTTAACCCGTTTTTACTATCTACCCTGTTCGGTATTTTTGTATAATCCATAAATTGAACGTTAGGGAAAAATTCAAAGATATTACGATAATAAATATCTTCGAATACGAAGCCGATATTTTCCCATCTAATATCCGAAGTTCCGTTTAATCTAATTAAAGGCTTTAAACCTTTTTTATCCGCCTTTTTGATTAATGCGCGTATTTCAGTTATTAACTGTTTAAAATACTCGGCTTGATTATTTAAATATAACTTCGTTCTGTTTAATCTTGCATCTTGTACATTTTGAAATTTCCCGCGCCCCGAATAATATAAGCATGAGTCTATACAACCCGCCTTTTCGGCCATGGGGCATAAATTAACCCCGCTTGTATTATAAGGCGCAAAGTATTGAATACCCGTTAAATATCCGTATTTGGTATTTTTTGAAGTCTTCGCGTTCGTATCTATTGATAATAGTTTCATGATATTTTTACCTTTAATGGTTTATAAAATATAGATTAATTAAATCTATGAATATAACAATATAGTAAATCGATATCTATTGCAACCTTAATGTTAAATTAATTTAATCATGTTATTTAATAATAGATAATCAATTAATATTAATAGACTAGATAATGATTGTCATTGATGCAATTGACATATCATATTAAATGGGGATAGATATAAGCTAGTTTGATTTGTGTGTGTGAAATAACTAATTAATCAAAGCAGTCACTGTGCATATCCTGTGTATTAAACCTAGGCCACTGTGGATTATTCTGTGGATAAGTGCCAGGAATTCTGTGGATCGATCTGTGGATAACCTGTGGATTGCCTGTGGATAAAGAGACCTTTGGGGGGGGTGGTATTGACCTGTACATAGGGGTGTCTCACTCAAATTTTTGCTGATAATCTCAAAAAACTGTTTATAGGAAATTGTTGACTGACTGATCGTTACAATTGATTGTTACGATATCATTGTTTTTAAGAAAGTTTTTTTTAAAGACTAATATGACAACATATTATCGTTACGCTATTGACACCTTGATAGTTAAAAGCGACATAAGACCTAACCCGTATAGAAAAAGAGTATTTTCGATATGGGGTCACTCCCTTAAAAAGGAGGGATGGCTCTCGTTTATCTAGTATAGGTTATTAACCTCCGCTTTCACGATCCCTGTACTCTCTATATATCGATGAACTGATATGGATTATTAAGGTATCTCTGCAGTTAAACTCGTTTATTCCCTTGGTCACCATCTACCGACGGGAGGGCTGGGTAATGGCCCCGTATTTATTAATTTACAGTATTGAGCAGATAAGTCAATTAGTTTATTTTTATAAACTAGGGGAACGAGGGTAACACTAACTATAGTTAAGGGGAACTACGTTCCCCCATATATTAATTGTTGTCCCTCTTTAATAAGCATTGTTTTATGGGGTACTAATTTTTACTTGGATTTACTTTAATAGTTTATAAGGGGTAATCAATTAACCCATAATTGCGGACACCAAATATAATCCCTGGATAATCCTTGGATAGTCCTAGTATTGTCCTAGGATAGTTTATACTTGACCTAAGATATCTATGATATATACTTATTGTATGAGTGATCCATTTAAAATTATAGAACCAACAGTTATTAGTTTTAGTGGTGGTCGTACATCAGCTTATATGTTGTGGAGAGTATTGCAATCTAATGATGGTAAGTTACCAGAAGATGCTATTGTATGTTTTGCTAATACAGGTAAGGAAGTAGAAGAGACTTTAGAATTTGTTAGAGATTGTGGTGACAAATGGAATGTACCTATTGTATGGCTAGAATATACAACACACGAAACTCCAAAAAAAAGATTTAAAATAGTTAATTTTGAAACAGCAAGTCGCAATGGTGAACCGTTTGCAATGTCAATAGATCAAAACGGAAAACCTTATTTGCCTAACCCTGTTGCTCGTATATGTACTATTAATTTAAAGATTAGAGTTATCAATCATTATTGTAAATCTATTGGTTGGAAACATAATGAAAATATGGATTGGGTAGGTATTCGTGCTGACGAACCAAGAAGAGCAGCAAAAATACCAATACACAGAACCCCATTAGTAGCTGCAAATATTACAAAACAAGATGTAGGAAAATTTTGGAAAGAAAATGATTTTGATTTAGGATTGTCAAATTTTAAAGGTGTAACTATGCACGGAAATTGTGATCTGTGTTTTTTAAAACCAGCACATCAAATACAAAGTTTAATACAAGAAAAGCCAAGTCGTGCAGATTGGTGGATAAAAATGGAAGCTCATGTTGAAGACCATAAAAAACCTGAAGATTCTGCAACACTAGGTACTTTTAGAAAAGACAGACCTAGTTATAAAAAAATGAAAGAGTATGCTATAAACCAACAAGATATGTTTGATAAAGACGAAGAAGGTATAGCCTGTTTTTGTGGGGATTAAATGAAATACGAGATACCTAAATCTATAGAGATAAAGAAGTTAAGGAATAAGGATCATAGACACTTTGTTGTGTTGCCGTTCAAAGCAATTATAGATAAGAAAGTATCTGCCGCCAATATAAGAACACTGGGTATATTAGCAGCGTACTGTAACAAACAAGGATTTAGTATTGTTGGCTTGAGGACAATGGCGAGTAAGTTACGAACAAGCTATCAGAATGTCTTTAACCAACTAAAGAAGTTAGAAGAGCTAGGATATGTAGAAAGTAGAAAGCGATCTGCCTATCCAGGCATCAGAGGTAACTTGAGACGAATTATATTTGATGACTCAATCAAATGGGATGATGTTAAAGGATATATGTTGGACAACGAAGATATTAAGCATATAGTAAAGGTAAATAAGATTAACAACTTTGAGGAGTAGTTATGATTGAATTTGCATTTGTTATGGTAATTAATTTAATGCCTGAGCCATTTTCTAAATGGGAGTATGTTGGAAATTTTAACTCGTGCCAAGAGGCGGTTTTGTATGTCAGCTTACATTATCCAGATCCAAATAAAGTAGAAATGGAATATAAGTGTTTGCAAAAAGAATATATTTCCCTACCAAAAGATACACAGATTATTAATAGAGACATGAAGCATGGATCTGTAAGATATTATGATTCGCATGATGTCTGTAAAGTAAAAAGGAATTGTACTGAAACTTAAAGAGTTTTATAGATTAATATGCGATGAGTTCAATGATGGAAAAAACTTAGAGTATAAGTGGACAAGAGCAGATGGGTATTGGAAAATGACTAAGGGGTTTTTCAATGGTGGTCGGTCAGTCTCTGTCCACTCCCTAGCACAAGCGTTGAGGTACGATAAGCAAGCGAAAGAGTTAAAGAAGAAGAAGAAGAAGCAACCCAAGAGTAAGAAAATTATTAATAAATACAAAGGAGATTAGCGTGAGTGATTTTAAAGTACAAAAATTAGTTGGACAGTATTTTCATACTTATAAATATAATGAGACAACTAACAGATTAGAAATAGAAAACCAAGGATGTATTGAAGGAAAAGCAACTGAAGAATATTACATTTGCCAATTATTTAGCTTCATGGATGGAAGCGCAACTAATAGCAAGTTAGTTCACATAGAAGATATGAAAGATTGGAGATTTTATAAAACGAATACACTTATGAATGAAAAATATAGTAATTATCAACCAGACTACTTAGATAGATTATCAAGATTAAAGGAGACAGCATGAGTGATTTAAAACCATTTCTAGTTAGACTAACACCAACCAGTGTTGATCTGCTAGGTAAGGCAGCAAAGGAACAGGAAAAGACTAAAGCTGGAATTATTAATGAAGCAATTATATTTTATTTAAGCAAAGGCAAAAACAAAGTGTCTGATATAAATAGTAGACTAAACAAGTTATGAAAAAAACTGTTCGGCTAGATTTACCTTACCCACCTAGTGTTAATAGTTATTGGAAAGCAAATGGACATAGAAGGTATATAAGTCCTGCTGGGGTAAAGTTTACCGAAGAGGTATCGTTTATTGTTAAAAATAAAAAACCGCAAACATTTGGCGATAAACAAGTTGCCATAAGCGTAATGATTCATCCTAGATCTAAACGAAAGTTTGATTTAGACAACACCTTAAAAGCTATTTTAGATGCATTAATGAAAGCTGGCATGTATGATGATGATAGTCAGATTGAATATATCGAGATTGCTAGAGGGGAACACATCGATGGCGGTAAAGCTGTCGTACATTTATATGATTATATAGGAGAAGAACATGGCTCAGGATTATGAAGTTAAACCAGGACAAGGATCAGTTTGGCCGAACGACCGCAAAACAGAAGATTGGCATGCAGATCATAGAGGGAAAATATTATTACCTGATGGAAGTGAACACTACATCGATTTATGGAATAACGAAAAGGGTGGAAAGACTTGGATGGGAATCAAGATTGGTAATCCTGTTCAGAACTCAGGTAGCACCGCACCAGTACAAAATACAAACAAAGCTCCTCAACCTGAAAGCTTTAGCGAAATAGAAGATGATCTACCCTTTTAATGGCTGAAACTAAAAACAAAAATAAACCTATACCTAGTCTATCTGGGTATGGCGGTGTCCGAACGCTACAGAGAAATCTGGAGAAAAGCACGACACTCGCTGCAAACAGAGAGGCTGTTGCGTACAGCCTTCTTTGTATGGCAAACACTAAAATAACTGATGTTATGGAATGGGATGATAAAGGTAATGTTCAAGTTAAAGCAAGTAAAGATATTCCTGAGCATTCACTACAAGCTATTAAATCAATTAAAATTGATAAGGATGGTATGATAGCTGTAGAGTTTTGGGACAAGGTACAGGTATTACGCTTACTTGCAAAAGCAAGTGGCTTACTTGATAACCCAGATGAATCCGATAAACCAAGTGTAATTGGTATTAATATTAAAGCACCAGAGATAATAGATGACGAATCCTAAAGATACGCAAGTAGGTGGTAATCACTACACGCAAATGAAAATCCAGCCGATGCAGTTTTCTATGGCTAATAAATTAAATGCAATGCAACATACAATCATTAAGTATGTCACAAGGGTAGACCTAAAAGGTAATGGTGATGAGGATATAGATAAGGCAATACACACTTTACAACTTTGGAAGCAATGGAGAAAAGAGCATGGACATCAAGCTACAGATTGATCAACTGCGTAAAGAGTTTGAGATGGCAAATCAAAACAACTCAAGGGTTATGGAAGTTATTGATATTTTGTATACAGAGAATCAAGAACTCAAGCGTATGCTGACAATGAAGTTCAAAGACATAGACGATGAGCAATAAGAAAGTCCGTAGTGCCAAAACTCTTGCTGGCCCAGGAATTGATTTAGATTTTACTGGAGCTAGAACAACTTACGATTTCTTACAGGATAATTCATTTGTGCGTGGACTCATGGGGCCAGTAGGTAGTGGTAAGTCTTACGCTTGTGCTGCTGAAATTATGATGCGTGCTGTCAGGCAGAAACCATCACCACATGACAATGTTCGTTACACGAGATTTGTTATCGTTCGTAACTCATATCCTGAACTAAAAACAACAACAATTAAAACATGGCAAGAGATATTTCCTGAAAATACTTTTGGGCCAATGTTATATACACCACCAATAACACATCATATTAGATTGCCTAAGCGTGGTGATGCATGTGGAATAGACTGTGAGGTTATATTCCTAGCACTTGATCAACCAAAGGATGTACGCAAACTACTATCCTTAGAACTTACAGGAGCGTGGGTAAATGAAGCTAGAGAACTTCCTAAAGCAGTTATTGACGGCCTTACTCATCGTGTGGGTAGGTATCCTACTAAGCGTGATGGTGGCCCTACATGGCATGGAGTCTGGATGGACACTAACCCAATGGATGACGACCACTGGTGGTACAGACTGTCAGAAAAAGACAAGCTGTCAGGAAAGTTTGCTTGGCAATTTTTTAAACAACCAGGCGGTGTGGTCGAAGTCCAGCCTGAAGATTTACCAGAAAATCCAGAAGCCAACGATCATGTTTTCTCAGGAGGAAGATGGTGGACACTCAATAGAAAAGCAGAAAATGTAAATAACTTACCTAGTGGTTACTATATGCAAATGCTAGGCGGTAAAAACCTAGATTGGATACGCTGTTATGCTGAAGGTAAATACACTTATGTACAAGAAGGCAGACCAGTATGGCCTGAGTACAATGATCAAATGATGAGTGGCGAAGTAGAATATGATCCACAACTACCTATTCATGTTGGACTTGACTTTGGTTTAACACCTGCCGCAGCTATTGGACAAAGATTAAACAATGGTCGATGGGTTATCTTGCATGAGATAGTTACAGAAGATATGGGACTAGAAAGGTTTGGTAATCAATTGTTAGCAGAACTTAATGCCAAGTATCCTAAAGCACAAGTATTAATATGGGGCGATCCTGCGGGTATGCAACGAGATGCAATCTATGAAGTAACTGCATTTGATTACTTACGAACACTAGGATTGCGTGCGCAACCTACTGCTTCTAACAATTTTAAAGTTAGGCGAGAGGGAGCAGCTGCGCCAATGCAAAGATTAATTAATGGAAAACCTGGTTTGATTGTGGATAAATCATGTAAGATGATAAGAAAGTCATTAGCAGGTGGCTATCATTTTAAGCGTATTGCTGTCGGTGCAGGACATGAAAGGTTTAAAGATAGTCCAAATAAAAACGAACACTCACACATTGGTGATGCTTTTGGTTATTTAATGTTAGGTGGGGGCGAGCATAAACGAATGACTAAGAACAGTTTAGCAGCTAATACGATGATTGTGCAGACTGTTGCGACAGCAGAGTTTGATGTATTTAAGTAAGACAGTAGAAATATTAAAAGAAATGCCAGTAGTAAAGGGAGCTTATTTTTTACCATTTCATATTGATCATATTAAAAACTTTGAGTGGGACATAAAGTATGAATCGCCTAAATCAATTACGCTTAAAGATAGAATCCGCCACTTGGACATACAGTCTCAATGTGGCCCTAGTATTACTGCATTCGTTGGCGATACTCCTGTTGCTGTGTTTGGGTGTTTTGTCATGTGGCATGGTGTTGCTGAAGCGTGGTCTATATTTTCAGAGAAAGCTAGACGATATCCAATAGCTATGACTAAAAGTGCTATATCATTCTTTGATACCTGTGAGATATCATTTAGTTTACATCGTCTACAAATAACAGTAAACTCTAACGATAAGCGAGCTTTGTCTTGGGCAAAATATTTAAAGTTTGAATCAGAAGGTTTGATGAAACAATATAGTGCTGACAAAGATGATACATTTATAATGAGGAGAAAGTAATGGGTGGTATTATGGGTGGCGCACCAAAGCCAGATACATCAGCAGCAGAAGAATCTTTAAGAATGTCTAGGGAACAAACTGCTAAAGCAACAAAAGAAGCAGAAGAAGAAAGAAGAGAAAGAGGAGAAACAATGGCTTCTAAAAAACGAGCATTAACTCGTGGTGGTTCTCGTATGTTATTAGCAGATCGTCTAACACCTGAAACAGGAATAGATGATGAATATAAAAAGACTTTAGGTTAGAACGATGGCATTAGATTTTGGAATGGCATTATCTAAAGGATTAGTTGCTCCACAAAAAGAATTACAAGAAGAGCTACGAAAGCTTGCTGGCGATCAGTTTAAATCAGAGGATTGGTGGAACAAACAACTTGATCGACAAATCAAAGAAGGCATTACAGAAAAGAAAACCAAAACACAATACCTTGCTAGGTCAGGCAATTATAGCTTTTTTGCTGGTGGTGGTCAGCCATATTGGGTAGATGGTACAGGTCAAGGAGCTACAGGTATGTATGGATCTGGGCCTATTCCTTATAGGCAAGGTATGTATGGTCCTATACGAACTAGACAAGTTGATTATCAAGAGCAAAGAGATTTAGATGTTGGCGAACTTAAATCAATTGAATCTCAAGCAAAAGAAAGAACAAGGCTGTCAAAAAGAGCTACTGCACAAAGTAAAAAAGGTAAGCGTACCGCAAGAGGTAGTAGTGGTCTGATGGGAAGATCAACAAGGAAAGATGAAGGATTAGCAACAGGGTTACCAGCACTTGGTAGTTTAGGTCTTGGTATTGGCAAAACAAAATTAGGATAAACAATGGCAGAAGATAAAAAATCAAAAACAGCACAAAGAATGGAAGCGGCTACAAAAGCAGGATTAAAAAATCCAATATCAGCTGCTGCAACTAGAATGCTTGATAGGGCATTTAGTGGAGATACTGCTTCAGGAAAAAAGCAATATGATAAATTTTATGAAGAAGCTAAGAAAGCTAAATCTCTAGCAGAGTTTAGAAAGAAAATTAAAAAGTTAATGACAAAGGAGAAAAAGTAATGCCTAAAGGTTTATATGCAAATATGAATGCAAGAAAGAAAAAAGGGATTAGTCGTCCTAAATCTAAATCTACTATATCAGACAAAGCATATAAAAACATGTTAGCTGGCTTTCCTAAGAAGAAAAAGAAAATAGCATAATGGTAGCAGAGAAATATCAAAATCCAAAGGGAGGATTAAATGAAGCAGGTCGTAAACATTTTAAAAGAACTGAAGGTTCAAATCTTAAACGCCCCCAAGGGTCTGGGACTGATGGCAGGCGCGTGTCTTTTGCTGCTCGTTTTGGCGGTATGGATGGGCCACTAAAAGATTCAAAAGGCAGACCAACAAGATTAAAACTTGCATTAAAGAAGTGGGGTTTTGGCAGTAAAGAAGCCGCTCGTAATTTTGCAGCTAAAAATAAAAAGGCATAACTATGGCAATGATGAGATTAGATGCAAAGCAAGTATTAGCTAGGCATGATAAAGCACTAACTAAAAAAGAAGATTTTAGAAGTCTTTATGATGAAGCTTACGAGTTTGCATTACCACAAAGAAATTTATACGATGGCTACTATAATGGTGGCGTACAAGGTCAAAAGAAAATGAATCGTGTGTTTGATTCTACTGCAATCAACTCTACACAACGATTTGCAAATAGAATGCAATCAGGCATATTTCCACCACAAAGAAAGTGGTGTCGACTAGAGCCTGGTTCAGATATACCACAAGACAGAAAAGCAGAAGCACAAGCTGCATTAGATGCGTATGGCGATAAGTTATTTGATACATTAAAACAATCTAACTTTGATATTGCTATTGGTGAGTTCTTATTAGACCTATGCGTAGGTACAGCAGTTATGCTAGTGCAACCAGGAGACGATACAAATCCTATAAACTTTATTTCTGTACCACAATTTTTAGTTGCATTTGACGAGGGAGCTAATGGTCAGGTAGATAATGTCTATAGAAGAATGAAGTTAAAATCAGAGTCTATACAAAGACAGTGGCCTGATGCAGAACTTCCAGCAGAGTTAAAAAATCTAATAGATCAAAAACCAACAGAAGAAGTTGAGTTAGTTGAAGCAACTATATTCGATCCTGAGCGTGGTGACTATTGTTATCATGTAATTGACAAAAGAAGTAAGACAGAATTAGTGTATAGAAGAATGGATAATACTCCTTGGATTGTTTCTCGTTATGCAAAAGTTGCAGGAGAAACATATGGCAGAGGCCCACTTATTACTGCTATGCCTGACATTAAAACACTCAATAAAACATTAGAGTTAGTATTAAAGAATGCTTCATTATCTATTAGTGGTGTTTATACTGCGGCAGATGATGGTGTATTAAATCCAAACACAGTTAAGATTATGCCTGGTGCTATTATTCCTGTAGCTAGAAATGGTGGCCCACAAGGTGAATCATTAAGACCATTACCAAGAGCTGGTGACTTTAATGTATCACAAATTGTTATGGATGATTTAAGAGGTAACATCAAGCGTACATTACTAGATGAATCATTACCACCAGATAATATGTCAGCACGATCAGCAACAGAAGTTGTAGAGCGTATGAAAGAATTATCACAGAATTTAGGTTCTGCATTTGGTCGTTTAATTAACGAAACAATGATTCCTGTTGTAAAGCGTATGCTACAAGTAATGGATGAAAAAGGTTTGATTGCATTACCATTAAAAGTAAATGGATTAGAAATAAAAGTATCACCTGTTGCACCATTAGCAATGGCACAGAATATGGAAGAAGTGCAACAAGTATTACAGTATGCACAGATTGCACAAGGTGCTGGGCCTGAAGGCGCAGTTAATATTAAGGTAGATGAAATGATGGATTACATTGCTGAGAAGTTAGGTGTACCTCAACGACTTAGACCAACACCTCAAGAGCGTATGATGATGAAACAACAAATGCAACAAGCTGCACAACAACAACAAATGATGCAAATGGCAGCAGAAAATCCTGAAGCAACTGCACAAGTAGTAGAAGCAGCAACACAACAACAAGGATAAATTATGACTGATATGAATATGCCTCGTCATATGATGACTTTAAGTAAGCAAGAAAAAAATATTGTCAAGTATCATAAAGACACAATGAAATCAGGTAAAGTTGGTCGTGATTCAGAAGGTAGACCAGTAACTGTTTACTCAACAGGTATAATGATTCCTGAAGGCCCAAACAAAGGAAAATTTGTTTCTGTTCCTGGATATATAAGAGATCAAGGTAAGATTATTACTAATGAAGATCAACTTTATAATATATGGAAAAAGGATATTCAATCTAATAAATTTCCTATTTATGATAATCCACAACAACTAAACAAACGCTCTCAAGAAATACACACCATTATGGATCAAGAAGCAGGTCAGGCTAGAAGATCAGGCAGACCATTAATGCAAGATGCAGAGATAGGAGAATAACATGGCTGGATGGGATGACTTAGAACAATCATTACCACTTGATGTGCGTGATGTTAAACAACAAAGAGACGATACAGACCGATTATGTTTAAGAGTATTCGGTAATGAGAACGGAATAGAATTAATGGAATGGTTACGCAAAACCATTTTAGAGCAACCTGTAGCCTTGCCAGGTAGCGACTCTAGTTACGCATTTTATCGAGAAGGGCAAAATTCAATAATTAGAGATATAGAAGCAAGGATAATTAGAGCAAGGAAATTATAATGGAAGAAGCAATCGAGCCTAGTACGACTGAAGAAACTTCGGAAGAGGTAACTGAAGAAACAACTGGCCTACTCGACGATGCAACACCAGAAGAGGAAGTCAGTGCAGATCCAAAAGAAACAGAAATCGATCATCGTGATCCTGAAGTAGTAAAAGCAGAAGAGGGAGATGATGAACCATTAGAAAGACCAGAATGGTGGCCTGAAAACTTTTGGAAAGAAGATGGAGCAGAACCTGATTTAGAAGGTATAGCTAAATCTTGGATGGACTTAAGGAAACAAATATCTCAAGGAACACACAAAGCACCAAAAGATGGTAAGTATGATTTAGGTGCATTTGGTGAAACTCCTGAAGATGATCCTGTTAGACAACATGTTGTTGGATGGGCAAAAGAAAATGGTATTAGTCAAGCTGCACTAGATTCATTAGTAAGTGAAGTTGTTGGCATGAATCAAAATGCTACAGAAGAATATCAAGTTAATTTAGAAGAAGAAAGAAGACAACTCGGCCCTAACGCTGATGCTAGAATTAATGGCATGGTTAAATGGGGTGCTGGATTAGTCCAGAAAGGCGTGTGGGGAAAAGACGACTTTGAAGAGTTCAAAATAATGGGAGGTACGGCAAGAGGACTTGCAGCTTTAGAAAAAGTTAGAAGTTCTTATGAAGGTCGCATTCCTGTAGAAACTGCCCCAGTAGATGGTGCGCCATCAAAAGAAGAACTATACGCTATGGTCGGAGATGAAAAATATCAAACTGATCCTGTATACAGAGCCAAAGTAGAAAAAGCTTTTTCACAAAACTTCGGTTAATATTTATTGCAATAGCCTTGATTGTATGCTACTTTACAGTTAAGGCTTATTGTATTCACTCGTAATACAACCCTTAAACGCAAGTAACCTTGTCGTATGGCTATCGTAATTAGCAAGCACAGGCCCAGACTTCTGGCATACCAAAGCGATTAATTTTTTTATTTATTAATTTCTAAGGAGAATATATATGTCTATCGGATTATCCCCAGCATATGTAACGCTCTTTGATGCCGAAGTTAAACAGGCTTACCAAGGTAAAGCTGCACTTGTAGAAGCTACAAGACAAAGACGAGGCGTTGAAGGCAATTTAGTTAAATTCCCAAAAGTTGGGAAAGGCGTGGCTACACTTCGTGTACCACAAACAGATGTTACACCACTCAATACTGACTTTTCACAAGTTACTGCGACTATGCAAGATTGGAACGCAGCTGAGTATTCAGACATCTTCATGCAACAAAAAGTTAATTTTGAAGAAAGAACAGAGTTAGTTCAAGTAGTAGCGAACGCTATTGGTCGTCGACAAGATCAACTTATCCTTGATGCACTTTTAGCAGGTAAAGGTTCTACAGTAGCTCATGGCTCTGCAAACCTAACAGTTGCTAAACTTCGTGATGCAAAGAAAACAATGGACACTAACAATGTACCAGCAGAAGACAGACACATGATTATTCATGCGAACAACCTAGCACACTTACTATCAGAAACAGCAGTAACATCCGCTGACTTCAACACAGTTCGTGCGTTAGTATCTGGCGAAGTTGACACATTCTTAGGATTTAAATTCCACACATTAGGTGATCGTACTGAAGGTGGTCTTTCTATTGATGGTTCAAATATTCGTTCTTGCCTAGCATTCCATAAGACTGCTATTGGTTATGGCGAAGGCATCGGCCCTAAAACTGAAATCAACTATGTACCTGAAAAAACATCACACTTAGTAAACGCAATGCTATCAGCTTGCTCAGTTGCTATTGATGGCGAAGGTATTGTTGAAGTTCAAGCAGACGAATCATAATTTAAGGAGATATAAAAATGGCTTATAACATAGATGGACTAAGCCCAGCTGGCGCACAGTCAAAAGCTGGTGATGCTCCTCAAATGTGGACTTACAAATCAGCAGATGCTAAAGCAACAGTAGCAGCTTCTGGTTATTTTAACGATGCATCAAGCGTGCTTAAAGTGGGTGATTTAGTAATGATTTATGATACTGCTACACCAGCAGCATCACTACACATCGTACTAACTAACACAGCGGCAGGCGTTGTTGATGTGTCAGCTGGCACAGATATTTCTGTAGCCTAGTTGTAGTTTAAATACAAAAAGGTGAGGGTTTCGGCTCTCGCCTATTTGTACAATTGGAGAATATAAATGGCATCTGGAGACACCTCATTATCAATTTGTTCTGATGCATTATTAATGCTTGGAGCAAGTCCTATATCATCGTTCACTGAAGGTACGGACGAGGCTAACATATGCGATAGTTTATACAAAGATATTAAGATTAAGACTTTAGCAAGTTATCCTTGGTCTTTTTCATTTAAAAAAGTTCAGTTAGCTAGATTAATTACTACGCCTACAACTGAATACAAATACGAATATGCACTACCTGCTGATATGATAGGTACACCAAGAAAGGTGTTCATTAGTAGTACACAGGGATCAGTGCCACAAAGAGAATATAGATTAGTTGGTGGTAAGTTATTATCTAACTATGAAGAAGTGTATGTTGATTATCAATATGCAGTAGAAGAATATGAAATGCCACATTACTTTGTGCAAAACATGAAGTATCAATTAGCATGGCATCTAGCAATGCCTATTACAGACCAATTAGAAAAGACTGATTACTGGAGAACAGTAGCACAAGGCACTCCATCAGAAAATGGTCGTGGTGGTTACATGCGCCAAGCTATGAACATAGATGGGCAAGGTCAACCAACAAACGGAATACAAGACTTTACACTTATTGATGTGAGGTACTAATGGCACGCTTTGTTAGCATGCAAACCAACTTTACTTCTGGAGAGTTAGATCCTCTTGTCAGAGCTAGAATAGATATAGAATCTTATAACAATGCGCTAGAAACAGCAAAAAATGTTATATGTCAGCCACAAGGTGGCGTTACTCGTAGACCTGGCACTAAATTTATAAATGAACTTACAGGAACTCCAGCAAGTGGCATTAGATTAGTAGCGTTTGAGTTTTCTGTAGATGATAGTTATATGTTGTGTTTTACAAACGACACTATGTTTGTATACAAAAACAAAGCATTAGTACATACAGAAGCTAGTACGGGAATTACTAGCACTTTTTTAGACAAAATGTGTTGGACACAATCTGCTGATACATTAATTATTGTGCATCCAGATCTAGCACCTAGAAAGATAGTTCGTGGCGCATCAGATACTGATTGGACTATTAGCACTATATCATTTGATTCTATTCCTAAATACGCATTTACTATTGTTATATTTAATACAAGTGCTGCTGGTCACTTAACACCAAGCGATGTTTCAGGAAAAGTTACTTTAACCTCACAGCATTCTATATTTACAGCTGCTCATGTTGGACAATATATTAATGTAGTACCACAAGGTCGAGCAAGAATTGTAGAGGTAACAACAGGCACAACAGTTAATGTTGTAACAGAGTTTCCATTCTTTGATACGTCACAAATAGCCAATGCTGATTGGGAGCTAGAAACAGGTTATGAAGATGTATGGTCAGCAACAAAAGGATACCCAAGAACAGTTACCTTTCATCAAGGACGATTATATTTTGGTGGTAGTAAGTCAAGGCCATCAACAATATGGGGATCGAAAGTAGCATTATTTTTTGATTTTGAAGCAGTAGAAGGACT